TTACATAGGGTGCGAGCCTAACGACAACACCAACGCAATCCCTGCAAGTATTGGTCAACAGTACATAGGCGCGATGAGTTTGGGCAAGCAAGCAGGGACAATCCCTGCCACGATGGTGATGCAGGTGCTGGGCCAAAAGTCGAGCGATGGCTCGGTCATTGAAACGGCGAACAGCAGTACTGATTTGAATGGCTTGGCTTCAGGAAGTTTGACGCGGGTAAACACCGCAGTTCTATCGATTGCCAGCGTCAGCAGTGACAGGGTGAATTTCAGGCTTACGGCTGATGTGGCGGCGTTGGATGTCATCAGCTTCACCATACGCATTGCCGCGCCGCAAGTTGAACGAAACGACAGGATTTCGCCTTACATCACGACAACGACAGGAGCGGCGAGCAGGGTGACTGGACAGCCTTCGCTTTTGATTGTGCCGCAACTAACGCGGGCAGGATTTGTCTATCCGCAACTCCCTGTGGTGAGCGGTGCTGACTTCACCTTCACGCGAGCGACCACCGCCACGCGGGTGAATGCGAGTGGCTTGATTGAATCGGTCGCTTCGGGAGTGCTTCGCTTGGACTACCCGATAGGCGGCGGTTGCCCTGCGGCGTTGATTGAGCCGAGTGCGCAGAATTTGGTGCCAAGTGGGTTGGTCTTTAATTCGGCGGCAGGGGTGCTATACGACACGGCTGTAAGCGATTCACCTGCGGTAAGCATTAACAGCGCCAGAATTACAAAGAATGAGGCGAGTGGTACGATTCGATATGCAAACCAAGTTTGTAGCACTTCCGTATTGGCAAGCAGTACAACATACACCATTAGCCGATTTTTCAAGTACGATGGCGTTGATTTTGCTACGAGTATGGAGTATAATAATGGTGCACAATGGGGCGGAACAGCTTGGAATCAAGTCATCAATATCGCGTCATCAGGCGTAACGCTTGGCACGAGTACAAGTTGCACGGGTAGCGTTGAGAATTACGGCAACGGATGGTATCGGGTCGCGGTACGAATAACAACAGGAGCATCGCCTTCGGGTTCGCCTGTAACTTACCTAATGCGCCTACCTGCGGCTTTATCAACAGGGCAGGGATTCCTTACCGCTTTGCCGCAGCTCGAAACAGGCGCAATCCCTACTTCGTACATCCCAACGACTGCGGCATCAGCAACCCGCAACGCGGATGTTTGCTCCGTGTCGGGGGTATCGGGGTATATCGGGCAGACGGAGGGTACGATTTATGCGGAGGTGGAGATAAGCAGATTCGCCGTTAACAGCCGCATTCTTGCCATTTCAGACGGCACAAGCGATGCGCGGGTCATTTTGCAGAAGGCCGCAAATAGCGTCATCCAAGGCATCGTAACAACCGCAAGCGCGAGCGTGGTAAGCATCAGCACAGCAAGCGGACAAACGGCGGGGGTTTACAAAATAGCACTTGCATACAAAACCGATGACTTTGCGATGTACGTCAATGGCTCACAGGTAGGCACGGACACGAGCGGCGCAGTTCCTGCTTGCTCGCAGATATTCCTCGGCAAAATTGAAACGAGCGCAACGACCATTCAACTCAACGACCTCCTCCGCGCCGCCGCCATATACCCCACAAGGCTAACTGATGACCAACTCGCCAACATCACCCGACTAACGTAATGGCTACCTTCCGCAAATACGCTTTCCCAACCCAAGCCGAATTCGAGGCTTTCTATCAACTATCGCAACCCGAAGCCACCTGCGTGGAGTTGGGCGACATCGACAACACCTACTGCGTGGACTTGCTGTGGGATGACCAACCCAATGCAGATTGGGAGCAGTTTGAAACGTGGCCGCCACCCGTGGGGATACATACGTTTTTAGGCTGGGACGAACAATACACCAAAGAATACAATGAAAGACTTCCTAAATAGCATCGGCATCAACATCGGCCTGACGATTGCAGGCTTCCTTGGCTCGCTTCTTCTATTGCCTAAACAACGGAATTGGAAGATGCAATTAGTCAGCGTGTTCAGCGGTAGCCTTTGCGCCACCTACCTCGCGCCTGTGCTGATTGGCTTTCTGAACATCAACGCACCCAACATCCAGTACGGCTTGGCGTTCCTTGTGGGCTTTTCAGGAGTGAAGATTGCGGAAGTGTTGGAGGCGAAAATATTAAAGACCCTATCCAGTGATAATAACGCGTAACGCGGCCAACATCCACACACTCGCTTACGCGGGTGACGAACTGAACTTACTGCTCATCAGCGACCTTCATTGGGATAATCCCAAATGCGACCGCGACTTGCTGAAAAGGCATTTGGACGCGGCAAAAGCAAAAGGCGCAGGTATCATCGTAAACGGTGACTTCTTCTGCTTGATGCAGGGAAAGGGCGACCCGCGTAAAAGCAAGGATGATATCCGACCCGAACACAACAAAGGCAACTACCTGCAAGCGGTGGTCGAGGATGCGGTCGAGTGGTTTAGTCCCTACAAAGACAACCTGCTATTGATAGGCTACGGCAATCACGAAACGCAAATCATCAAGCATATGGAGTTTGACCCATTGCATATGTTCCAGTCCATATTCAACTACAAGAACCAAAGCAACCTTCACATCGGTGGCTATGGTGGTACGGTGAAGGTACTGGGGAAAATTCGTAGCGGTCTGCATCGCGCCTTCGTCATCCACTACTACCACGGTTCAGGAGGCGGCGGCCCAGTGACCAAGGGCGTGATCCAAGACCAACGCATTATGGCATTCGTGGAAGGCTACGATATGACTTGGCAAGGTCACGTTCACGAATTATATCACCACGTCAATATGGTGCAATATTTCAACCGAACGCAAGACATCATCCAGCAGAGGCGTGTACACCAACTGCGCACCAGCACGTACAAGGAAGAGTACAGTTCTGGTCAAGGTGGCTTTCACGTTGAGAGAGGTCGCTCACCTAAACCACTTGGTGGCTATTGGCTGAATTTGCAACAGGAACGATTGCGGACGATACAGGACAACGGCAAGGAGCGCGACAGGACGGAGTGGGTGGTTAAACTGCATACAACGTAATGAGAAATATTAAATACCTTGTGGTGCATTGCACAGCGACCCCACAAAGCGCAACGGTTGAAAGCATCCAGCGGTACTGGCGTGAACGCCTTGGCTGGTTGGCCAGTGGCTATCACAAAATCGTAAAAGCAAATGGGGAAGTTGTCACGCTTTCAGCAGATAATGAGATTTGCAACGGGGTGGCTGGTTATAATTCTGCTTCACTTCACGTATCCTATATTGGGGGCATTGATTCGCGCGGCAATCCGCTTGACAATCGCACGCAGGGGCAAAAGGACGCACTCAGCCAAGTTCTGCACGCGTGGAGAGCAAAGTACCCCAACGCCAAGATTCAAGGCCACCGCGACTTCCCACGCGTAAACAAAGCCTGCCCTTCCTTCGATGCTAAAACTGAATACGCTCATATTTAGCCTGCTACTGGCTGGATGCTGTCGAAAGGCAGGGGAAGTCCGCACGACTACGGTGGTGCAGAAGGACAGCGTTATGATTGAGGTGCCGAGGTTCACGGAGCTGTACATTGACAACCCCTGCGATAGTGCTGGCATCCTGCGGCAGTTCAGATTAACGGATAGCACGAAATCAAGCGTTTTAAGCGCATCAAATTATCGAGGTGGTATTCGGATTCAACTGCGGAGAGATACGGTCATACAACGCATTACAGAGCGCGACACGGTAACGATTGAGCGCGTGGTGAAAGTCGAGCCTGCAAAGCGCAAGAATCGGATGGTATTTGTGTGGTTTGGAGTGGCCCTTGGACTGGTGCTGTCCATCTTGGCTTTCCGCTTGATGCGCCTGTAATCGAGGCTTGGCGGGAAGGCTTTTTCTAAACTTTTTTTTGGAAAGTGCGTTAGGACGCTGGAAACGCAGAAAAAAAAATAAAAAAAAGTATACAACCTATATATATATGTATGTATATTTGCATATACCAAAACGGTAGCAACTAACCCTCTAAACCCCAACCCCAATGAACATCATCGAATCAACCCCCATCAACCTCGGCAATGACGATTGTGACATCGTGAATGCCTTCATCTACAAGCAGAATGGCACGCTTCACCTGCACATCGACTACCCAACGTCTGACCGCATTACCAATGAGTTTGAGCATAGCGACATTGACGCGCTGTGGGAGTGCCAATACCCTGAATGGAATGACCTTCTTTTTTCAACTATCTAAACCCAAACCAAATGCAACACGACATCATCGCTCACACACCCATCACGCTTGACAATGGCAAGGTGGTGGATGCGTACATCCACAAGCAACCCAGCGGAATGTACGCGCTTCACGTGAATTACATCTTTGAAGCGAACACCAATTCAACCCGAACAAAGCAGATTGCCGAAGCAGTGTGGCGCAAGCAACACCGCGACTGGTTCAGGTTCATCCGCTTTCAGCGCTCATCCACACCACTTCCAATGCCTAAAACCAACCAATGAAACACACCTTCACCCTTGACGCGTGGTATCGCCACATTAAAAAGCAACTACGCAAGCAACCAGCACTGTCGCTGGCAGAAATTAAACAACCACTGCGCTTCAATCACACGCTGTGGGGCCGTATCCGCGAAGCCAAACAAATAAACGACTAAACCCAATGACAACCCTAATCAACAAACTAACACCACAAGCACGCGCCAAGATGGACGCGATGGATGCTGAACAAAAAGAACGACTGACTTGGTGGCTGAGCAGGAGCGAGTATGTGCACGAAACACCGTACTATGCGGTGACCAGCATCTGCATAAATTTTGGAATCCACACTGACGATTTTTATTCCCTATTCGCCATATGAAAGCCTTGACCTACTTCGTATTCTTTATCGCCACCTGCTTCGTATGCGCCATCCACACCGATGCTGGATGGTGGTACTTCACCGCCTACGCGCAAACATTCATATTTATTTATATATTTGCACGTCTAAACAAACACGATGAAAAACACAACCAAAACCAAAACCGTTAAACCCCTTATGCAACTTACTTCCGTTTACTGCGAGGCTGACACCCTCAACCTATGCCGAGCGCGATTTGGCACGATTCGCGCCGCGTTAAATTACGCTGCCAACCAAACACAAACTAAACCCTTAAATCAATGACAAACCTTAAAACTATCAACATCAAGGGCAAGCCTTATGTGGAT